GGCGAGAGATTTTAAGTCTCTTGTGTCTACCAATTTCACCATACCCGCAAAACTAACCATATTGAAGCACACTAGATTTTATCGGTGTTACCGAATAATGGGAGAACGATTCCTTCTTACACTAATGCGCTTCAATATGGTGCCCCCCATGGGATTCGAACCCACAAAATCCAAGTTCTAAGCATGGCACGTATACCTATTCCGTCAAAGGGGCTTTTTTCTATTTTTTCCAGAATTTGTGTCCGTTTGTGCATGACAATTCGGACAAATAATTCTAAGATTTTTGAAATCATTATTATAGTGATTGCCATCAATATGATCAAGTTCTATTGGAACTTTTCTACCCAACCATTCGGTAATTCCACAAACTTCACATTGATGATTTTTAATTCCTTCAGACAATAAACGCAATTTTAACTTATGTGCAGAAACATAATGACGTTTTGCGTATTCTTCTGCCGTTAATTTACCAACACCAATTCTTTTACCTTTTAAACCTTTATTTCCTTTATATGTAACTCCAAACTTTTTCAAGTAACTATCTAAAGTTTCTGGTTTACATCTTAACTCTTTGCAAATAAAAGCCTTAGACTGATTTTCTTCAATCCAAGTTAAAATTTGTTGTTTTCTATTAATAATATCTTGTCTCATATTTATAGTTAAAATTAGTATACACAATATATTTATATAAAACTAGTATACCAATTCCGTCACCGAGGCTAAATTCTTTGGTGGGACGTGCGGGATTCGAACCCACGACCAATAGATTAAAAGTCTACTGCTCTACCGGCTGAGCTAACGTCCCGTCGTCTACCATATTGAAACACACTACAGGACATCCCACCCCCGTCTAGGATTCTCACCCACAGACCGCTATGTTTTTTAATGTGCTTCAATATGGCATCAAACCATATTTAAATTTTTTAAAGAACTTGTTGATTTCTCAACGTATGACTGTATTATACACTAACCAACACATTTGTCAAGAACTATTTTGGAGGAACGTATTGGATTCGAACCAATGATGCCAGTTTTTTGCTGACATGCCTTCTTAGCAGGAAGGTACCTTCGACCAACTCGGTCAACGTTCCATATTTGGAGGAAATGGTGAGATTCGAACTCACGGACCCTTACGAGTCTCCTGATTTCAAGTCAGGTGCATTCGGCCACTCTGCCACATTTCCAAAAATCACCAATGTCTAATTACACCCGCAACAATAAAAATATTAGTAATTATATATGTTAAAACAATAATTGTACGAATAAGTGCAACTATATCAGCATCTCTATCAGTTTTTCCTTGCTTTTCACCTAGTGCTTTTGCCCACAACGACCATACTTTACTCATACAAATATATTATTAATTGGGTGAAGTTGAAAATAATAGTAGAACACTAAACACAATAAGTAAAAGCAAACAATAACTAAGCCTCTACCCCAATGTAATAGAGATCCAATAAAAATACCAATTATAACAGATAAGAGATTAATAGACACAAAATCAATATTAAAAAAATTCATTTTTTCCATCCTAACTCTTTATTAACTATTGGTGCATCCAAGTTGTTTATACCCTCGAATACTTCCCATAGTTTTTCATGAATAACAAAATTTGCAAATAGTCCAACCTCAACGCCATGCGCTTCTATTTCCCATGGAAAAGAATAATAATCCATTGAGTTGTAGTCTACTTTTTCACCTCTCCACTTACTCAGTTCTTCATTAGTTTCTTCATAAACAAATTGTCTGACATGAACCATTTCATGTGCAATTGTTTCCAATATTGCTCTTGCGCCTATTCCTGAATGTAATTCTATTAAAAATTCTCTAGCCTTATTAGATTCATTATATCCTTCAACCGAAGTTGAACCATAATGCTCTAAATCTGACTTAAATTTTATTTTCAATTTGATATTATCCCGCATTTTTTTGCTAGGAATTAACTTTTTGGAATAATATTCAATGGATCTGATAATATAAGGCTTAAATTTTTTATCGGGGCATTTATATATCTTGATATCCATACAGGTCTCCTGTTGACCTGTATATTTATCTTAGGCTTGTCGTTTTAAAAAAGTTGTCACAATCTTCTCGGGTTCAAACCATTCATTTAACATTTCTACGATAATTTCATTATCATATGGTTTGCAACTGAATACGTCAAGATATAAATCGCCATTGATGTCCAAAAAATGACCGACAATTGAAGATGTTTCAATTAACTGAATTACTGTCCATCCTGCTTTTTCTGTATTATCTGCAAAATGTACAACTTGTGGTTCTCCATAAGGAACCATATCAATTTTTTTAACTAGTTCTTTTACAAATTTCGTAATGTGAGAAGGATCAGTTGCTTTTGCAATATTGCAATTTGATACATCTAAAATTGAATGATAACCCCAGTAATTCATGCTTGCTCTACCTCTATGTTACATTTTTTTAAAAATTCAACACCATCGGTAGAACGGTATTGATTCCTATAAAAGACATTTCTTATGCCTGCAGTATATATCTGTTTTGCACATTCAAGGCATGGAGCATGAGTTAGAAACATAGTTGAGTATTTACCAGACTCTGAACTCTTTGCAAGTTTTGCAATAGCGTTTGCTTCTGCATGAATTACTTCAGGTTTAGTGATCAATTCACGGTTTTCTGGAATATCCATCATCGGAGTTCCATTAATGTAAATTACATCTTCATATTCACATTCATTAGTCCAACCAGCGGGCATACCATTATATCCGATAGAAATAATTCTATCTTCTTTTACAATAATAGCACCAACTTGTAGACGTTTTGCCGAAGATAACTTAGCAAATCTCTCAGCAACATCCATATATGCATCAATAAATTTCTGTTTCATTTTAATCATAGTATTTGGTAGGCCAGGTGGGATTCTAACCCACGATCAACGAATTATGAGTTCGCTGCTTTGGGACTCTAAGCTACTGGCCCATATTTGGTCCGGCGTAGAGGAATCGAACCTCTATACACGGTTTAGAAGACCGTGGTCCTATCCGTTGAACGAACGCCAGAAAATTATTTAATATATTCTACACTATCCTTGCGTAAAAAATGAATAAGTGTAGTATTCCGATTTTCTTCTGGATTATTTTTAACTACAGGAAGAAAGACAACACCATCGATCTCTTTGGTTTCCCAATGAGAATAGGTATAATACACTTCTGAGTTATTGAATTTGTTCTGTACTTTTCGCAGAACTTTGACATTTTTCACTGGTTTCATGATGCAGATAAGTTAATTCGGTTGATAAATTATAACACATCCTAGACCATTTGTCAAGTGGTGGAGCATTGCACCCCACCACTTTTTTCACTTAGTCTTTTTGGTTGATTTGGATCTTCTTGATAGCATCTTGTGTCTTAACAATGCTCTCCAACCAAACTTTAAGCATACCATTAACCAATTCAGCGTCCTTAATCTCCACCTTGTCGGCTAGAGTGAAAGAACGTTCAAAGTTACGGTTTGCAATACCTTTATATACATAATCAGATTCTGGATCATCTTTACTTGAACCCTTGATTACCAGTTTGTTGCCATCCAGTGTCATTTCAATATCAGTCTTGGCAAATCCAGCAACTGCCATTTCGATGACAAATTTGTTGTCTTTAACTTGTTTGATATTGTATGGAGGATAACCAACCGATTTTGCTGACTGTTCGGCTATCTTGCGGATAGTCGATAGTGTGTCGTCAAAACCAACGGTAAATGGTTGAAGTTTTCCAAATAGATCATTACCAAAAACATCTTTAATGTAGGTCATATAATTCTCCTAATTTATAGCGAGTTTAAAAATTGTTACCCCGAAGGCGTAACCGTTAAATCCAGCTTACTTTATACTGGGCCAACTAACGAGTGGCAGTGAAATTTCTCGGACGCCTGTTACCGTTAAACGTCAAAACGGCCCTAAGGTGGGCAACCTCCCATCCCGAATGGGACTTTTTATTTATAACAATCAGTAAGAATCTCCATCATAATTTCTTACTTTTTTACCAATGTTGTATTTTGGCACCAATTCCCAGTCTTTCTTTTCTTTGTGAGAGATGATTTTTATCTGAGAAATAAAAATTGGTGGTGGATTTTCAATTTGTTCTAAATCCAAAATTGTAATCAATTCCCAATCATCTAGTAGTTTTGCGATAGCATTTCTTCGAGCCAAATCATTTTCAGTAATATCAGTAGGTTTACCATCCAATGCAAATAATTCTTTGAAATGTACTATGTAGTATTTACCTTGTTTGTGTAGAATATGACACGATTGATAAAGTATGTTATCTTTTTTTGATGCTACACCAATGCGAGTTAAAGTTTCTCGTACTTTTAGAAAGTCATCTTTCTCCGTTAGTGCAACTTCAATTAAATCATTAATTGAAATCATTACTTGTTCACTCCGCCTTTATTTGTTTTTGCTTTTATTTCAGCGATTTGTTCAACACTCAAAATACGCAAGGCATCTTTTGCTTTTTCATTCGAATAATCAAAAAATACTTTAACACATTCTAAATCCTTTTCGACCTCTGATTTTTGCCACGGTTGAAATTTCCGTTTCATAGGTCTAATACTATTTAGAAGATAATGATATTGAATATCCGGATCCATATGCGGATAACAATTAATTTCATTTGCATATAATATGCAATCCATATGATAAGATAATGCACGATTAACAATAAAAGGTTTATAATCTTTTACGTCAATATCATCATTGATAACACTCTTCTTGGTTTGAAGAATTGAGGGTATGATTTCTTTGAATAGATCAGGCATTATTTAAATTCGCCATCAACCATAATCTCAGTCAGACAAGCAACCATGTTGATTTCTTGATCCGCAACAAATGCTGCTTGATATTGATACTTCGCAAGAATCAATACGACTTGAGGAATAGAATTAGGCTTCAATACATCATACATTGAATCGTAAAGTTTACGATATAGTTTCACAGGATCATTATCTAGATTATTTGTAACCCACTTACGGGCAGAGCCAAAGTCTTTTTCTTTCAAAGACTTAATCAAATTATCAATTTGAATATCTGCATGATTTGTTAGAATACCTTTATCGATGCAGCCCGAGACAGAATAACGCTGAAGTTCATTAAGAACTCTTCGATTATCAGGAAAATGCTTTGTGATAATAGCAGCAACAACTTCCTTATCATACTTGACATTTTCGGCAGATAGAATCCACTCAACTCGCTTAAAGAAAGCGGCTGCCATTTTAGGCTTTGAACCATTGATTTTAAAGTCAATGACAGAACACCTAGAATGAATAGGATCAATAATCCGATTCTTATAATTGCAAGTAAAGATGAATGAGCAGTTGGATGCAAACTCCTCAATAGCACCACGCAAGGCAGGCTGCGTTGAATTTGGATTTAGATAGTCTGCTTCATCAATGATAATAACTTTGCGGCCACCAGACAAACTTACCGATGACGCATAGTTTTTAATCTTATTGCGAAGTACGTCAATGCCAGACTCATCAGAGCCATTAATAACAATATAGTCACACCCAACTTCATCACAGAGGGCTTTAGCGACTGTTGTTTTACCAACACCCGCTGAACCAGACAATAGAAGATTCGGTATTTCTTTCCGATTTACATACTCCAAGAAAGTAGACTTGATGGAGTCTGGCAAGATGCAGTCTTCAACTTTATGTGGGCGATACTTTTCCACCCACAAGACATGTTCGTTCATTCAAAATCTCCATAATATAATAAAATTCAATCAACTAACTTTAGATTCTTTTGATTCAAAAGCAATCCAATATTGAATGTCATCCTTGACATTCTTAAAATGACCAATGCCCTTGAACGAAATCGTTACGGCATAGGTTCCAGGAATCATCTTGAGATTTTCAGTTTTGAACACGACCTTATAAGTTTTGCCATCATTAACATCCGCAAGTTCAATACTATTTGTATGGGCAGCATCATTACTTGCGTCAAAAGTGGAAAGAATAATCTTACTACCATCAGATTCAATTGCAATATGTGGCGAAGATAGGACACTTGATGCCTTCAGAATTTCTTCATAGATTTCAGCATCAAGTTCGAACTTGCAATCTTCACTAGGCAAAGTAATACTTTTCTCAGGAGGAGTGACAATCATTTCCTTTGATGTCATTCTATACTTAACTTTGCTTCTGCCATTCCTAAAGATAACATTAGATTCATCAAATTCAAGTTCAGTCTTATCTTTATACAAAGAATATACTGACAAAAATTGATTCAAATCATAGACACAAAAATCTTGTGGAAAAGAATCTTTTAGATTTGCTTCGGCTAAAACAGTTTTGCTTGTAGAAACTGTAGTAAGTTTATTACCAGACTTAAAAGATAGACCTTGATTAATTGTTGAAAAGTTCTTCAACACGGTTAGAGTTTCATTTGACAATTTCATTTTTAACCTCACATTTTATACGTTCAATATAAACAGCAGCATCCAGGAGTTCTTCCTGGAGATGCTGCAACCATCCCAAAAAATCAATGTCAGTTCGTTCAGTTGTGACACCGTACTTAGTATAACCTTTTTCCATACGGTCTGTCAACTGTTTTGTGACATTGATTACATTTTTGTCAATCATTACATTTCGCCCACATAATTTGCAATTGCTGGCATATCTCCCTTGAAGTGGTATGTACCAATGTGTTCAGTACGCATCCAAGGACACAGATGAATCTTACCACCAATGTTACGCCACCATTGACAGAACATATAATCTTCTGA